CAAATGCTGTGTCCATGGCGGAAATAAATCGTTCTGCCATTTCTTGTCCATCCATTCCGGTTTCTTTATCTTTAACAAATTCTCTTCCCAGCTTACCACATCGTTCTCGCTCTTCTGGTCCGACATCATACCAATACTTCAATGCTTCACCAGCATCCTGATACTGACATCTATCATCAAAAATATATGGTGTTGGTGGAGATCCTTGTAAGCTTATATTACTCGGAAAAACAGGTTTAACCCATTCTCCGTGATCAGTAATTTTCTTATCATGATTAGAGCCGAACTCAACATATTCTTCTGCTGTTAAGTATGACCTCGCATACCCACTACCATCTGGTGCAGGATCCTGATTAAAGAATCCACATTGATCTTGAAGACCACCAGTTACATTCACTACTATCGGTTTCTCGACAGTTAAAGCTTCAGCACTCCCTAACCCAAATCCTTCATTTGAAGCTAAATTTATATATACATCAATTGAATTAAATAAAAAATTCATCTCTTCATCGTTAAATGGTCCACTGGTGTGATGTGTAAATATAACATTATAGTCAGGAATCATGTTTCTACATACTTCCGGTATATCTGTTCCATTTTCATCTACCGGGGCACAGTGAAATATCAATACACATTTTTGCTTTTCATCTTCTGGTAACTGATCGACAAAATGCTTAAACGCTAAAATAACATCCCCTGGTTGTTTTCTTCTTATATTTCTATTTGAAAATAAAACTTTAAAATCATATTTATCAAGACCGAACTTGAATTCAAAATCTCTAAACTTATTATTCTGCTTATGCACTGGAAAGAATCGTTTAGAATTTATACCATGTGGTATATATTTAATCTGCCAGTCTTTATAATCAGGTAATATTCTTTTATTTATCCCGTATGTCTGTTTCGATATTGCGAGTATCAAATCACAACTACGATAAAATAATTCATTCCACTTCGGATCTGGCAGGTCATCCCAAATATTATTATAAAAAATTGGAATTTTAGTTCTGATTTCATGTTCCATTTGATAAAACCACACCCAAAATCTCGGATCAGTATAGTGTAGTATTGCATCGGGCTTTTCAAATTCCAGTACCTGTCTGAGTATGTCCGGGTTACCATATCCACTAACTGGGTATATTTTCAAATATGCATCTGATAGCTTGAATTCACTCTTAACTGCGTCGGACATATCTATAATTTTACCCTCTTCCGGATGACTTATCGCACCACCGATCTGAGCCCAGTCGTATTGATGAATAGACCCCAAAACTATATCTTTCGTTACGCACGCAACTCCGCTATGCATTCGGAGATCATCCGACATCATTAATATTTTTTTCTTTTTCAAGTCAGAACCCGCTTCCACTTACTGTTAATGTTTTTGTTGAAGTAATTTTATCACGGAAAGCTGCATCATGAACATAAAGATGTACGGAACGATTTATTAATCGCTGTAATGTCATATTATTATCAGCTGTGTTGGTCTTGAACTTGTGATACATACTTTCTAATAACTTTATTGAGGTAAGTTTTGTATTAAATTTCATAACATTTCTCCTGTATATATGTATATATAATTATGAAATGATCAGCGTTTTCTTGTCAAATTTTTTGGCATATTTTAGTGTACTTTCCGTTCCGTTAGAAACATGCCCGCTGGGTATAAATCCTACTACTATATCACTATTTTCGGCTATCTGTTTATTCCGAACAAAGAAATATTTTACGTTGTACGACTTACCGTAACATTGTTCCGGTAGAACACAATGTAGATTATATGGGTGATGGAATGGCGGGTACTCATTGTACTGTAAGCCAAATTCTAGAGCGTATTTCTTTGCATATCTGTCCGCACCATCTTTGCACCCACCACTTACTATAACTAAATCTTCACCATACCGCTTTTTTAATTTAAATATAAACTCTTTTATCTTTAGCTTATCAGTCCATACTCGTGCACCCACAATGCCCACTTTCACTATACACCCTCATCACAGTGTCGGGTGTTTTTAAATTCGCACCATCTGCAAGAATTTTTACTCGGTGTTGCACCGTATTCCCCATCTATTCGAGATCCATCTTCATCAAACGCTTCTTGTATGAAATTATTAAATGACTTTAATGTTCTGTTCATACTGACGTTTCCAGATGCTGGGGAGAATAACTGTACTCGTTTCTGCGGAAAATCTGATTTTTCCCATAGCTTTCGCTTCACTATAAAATACTCTACATCCACTGTATCGATCGGTATGTTATACTTTTCAGAATAAAAGTGTTTATATAAGAGAACCTGAGCGGTTTTATTTTTGTTCTTCTTCTCATAGTCTCTCCAACCACGAGTTGATGTCTTTATATCGATAACTTTTACTCTACCAGATATTTTATTTTTAATTATAACATCTATATAGCCGACAAATCGTAATTTCCCTTTAATCGGTATGTTGAGTGGAAACTCACACCCCAACAGTTCCCAATTTTTACTAAAATACTTATTTCGATGCTTCTTAAAAAAATCAATAATATTCAAACCATCCTGATAAAATTCTTTTAATTCACTCTTCGTACATGGGTTCTTATCATGCTCCGCCTTACTCTTTAAAAATTCTTCACCGAGACTTTCATATAAAATATTAGGAAGATCTAATGAATCTGCATTTTTTATCGTACTGTTATACATTGTATCGAGATACGTCTGTAACGTAGTATGCATCGCTGATCCGAATACCAAATGTATGCTTGGTCTGAATACGCTCACTTTATTGATATAATTTAACTGCCAGTGTTTAGGGCATTCATTATATAGAGATAATTGTGAGTATGATATATGTGCCATATTATTTTTTTCCTCCAACTGAGGGCTTTTTGAGTGTTCAGCCCTTGCCAGTTTGTGATTTTGAATATCCATCTTTAAACCACCCACTGCCTTTGAGAGCAAATGTAGACTTAGATATTTTTCTGTTCATAGTTTCTAATATATTTTTATCTTTATGGCTATACACACACTTTACACATGTTGGATCAGGGTCATTTATCCGTTGAAGTGTTTCTTCTTCATGTCCACAGCGAGGGCAAACCCATTCATAAATTGGCATTTATTTTATTCCATATAGTTTTTTAAGTTGTTTTTTATCCCCAGGTGTCATAAGTTCTAACTGTTGTTTAATTTCATGTGTACTTAATTCTTGACTTCTAGCCAATACTGTAACCAGTTCATCCTTCTCTACCTTGTTTTTTGATTTTATATAGCGGAGAAATGTTCGCTGTTTAGGAAGAATTTTATGATATAATTTGAAAAGCTGTTTATCAGTTAATGTAAATTGCTGAATAAAGTTCACTATATGGATATACCGACTGCTCATACTAAGAAACCGATGTATGATATAATTATTCCATGTTTTCTTTTCAGTTTCATTTAATTCGTCGAAATAGCTTTCATTATTACCATAGGTCAACTCGTTCAGATGATTGAATAGATTTTTACCCATTAGAAATTGCATCCAAAATACTGACAATGCAAGCCATAAAATTTATTTCTTTATCTACCACCATTGCATCCCAGTGTTGATATTGAGCTATTGTGAGTAAAGTTGAATCAGCACCTGTGTGAGCATAGTCATCTACCTTATCATAGAGAAATCTATACGCAAGACTGAAATCCCTTATTTTATTGTCCGCTACTACCTGTCGAATAGCTCTCCAGGTTTTTTTATCCGGTGATTCCAATAATTGCAGTATTTTTTGCTTATAATCACTCTCCATAAGAGCAGCTTTATCTAAAAGCAATTTACCTGTCATGCTTTGTTTTTGAATACAATTAATAATCTTACGCAAATCAGGATAATAGCTACTGATTATCTCAGCTAACACGTGCTGTTCATACTCAATTTGTTCTGCTATCAATATATTATGCATATGTTTTGCTATGTCGGATTTACTCGGTGGATAGATTTCAAATTCCTGACATCTACTTTGAACTGGTTCGATAATCCTATCAGCATAATTACATGTCAGAATAAATCGAGTTGTTTTACTAAATGTTTCCATAATGTTACGTAATGCCGCTTGTGCGTTAGGGGTAATGTAATCACTTTCATCTAAAATTACAACTTTTATTTTTTTAAAACTCACACAACTGCTGAAAGTTTTAATTTTAGTACGCATAACATCTATAGAATTTTCATCTGATGCATTTAGATAGATATAATCACAGTCAATGTGTTTAACTAATATCTTTGCTAATGTAGTTTTGCCCGTACCTGGTCGACCGAATAATAATAAATGTGGTATATCTTGATCAGTGATGTAGCTGACAACTTTATCTTTTAAAAATTCATTACCGACAAATTCATCTATGGTTTGTGGTCTGTACTTTTCAACTAGTAGTGTATTCTCAATCATCTTGCTGCTCTGCTACTAAATAATATTTACTACTAAAATCATCTACTTTATGAAACATAACCTTGACTAATCCCTGTTCACTCACGTGCATCATACCTTGTTCAAAGTCTTTATTTGCTACAATAACATCTTTAAGAATGCAAGCACGCAATGTAATACTATTCATTAAGAAATCATCCAGCGTATCCACAGGAGTGGTTAGTGTAATATTCATTGAATGATTATTATGTGGACCTATTATAATCTTCACATCATTTTGTCCATCAGGTTCTAATGTACAGAACTCATTATCAGATAAAGCTGAATATGCTTTAACAAAATTATTACAAAATTCCGATGTAAGTTGAAATTTCATTCCAAACTCTGGTAATTTCAGCTCTGGTGTTTTTGGAATAATATTGATATCACATAATAAAAAATTAGCATTTATCTTACCATCTGATAATGCTAATTTAGTATATTGATTCTCTTCACCGATCATATCAATATTTACATTATCATCCAATACATGTAGCATTCTAAGAAGCTGATCTGTATCATAAACACCAATCGTACCTTCTTCCATTCTAAACTCATAACTATTCACTTGACCGATTACTGTTCTGTCTTCACTGACAAAACTTGCTGATAATATTTTATCATTACTATTAATACTAACAATATTTACAGTACCGCCTATATTATATCGCCGAATAAAGTTTATTAACTTAGTCTTCATTTATAGTTCCAAACCCATTTTAGTAAATCTGAAATACGTTTATCTTGAGTATGAAATTCAACTATAAAACCATCACCTTGTTCACTAAATCGAGGTTTGACTTTATTATCATCAATTAATTGTTTAATCCTGTTAGACATTTGTGGTCTGTCGTAATATACCATGGATTTATCACCTATATCGATATGATAAATTCGATCTGATTTCGATTTGTACAACCATCCTTCTTTACCTGACCCTTTATATAGTTCAAGATATATATAATACTTTCCGTACTTATATTTCATGTTCGCTTTCGCATCGCAAAAACATTCTCTCGACCAATGATCATTTCGAATACTGAAATCAATACCCTGACGTTGTTTACTCATATCCTGGGTATAATCGATGACTTGATCATAAATCGTTTCTACTTTTTCTAGAACTAATTTTTCACCTTTCCTACCTTTCTTACCAGCGTTACCGAACTTTTTTTCTAATACACTTTTCATGTAAACTATTCCTCTTATTTAATGCTGTAATATATAAACTTAAATTGTAAAATCAAAATTATTTTCACATACTTTATAATTATCTTCCAATATTTGTATGTTAATAAAAGAATCTGTAATTGCAAATTTTCCTTTACCTTGTCGAGTGTAAGATAAAAAACCATCTGCTTTCATATCCTGTGCCGTAAGTTCAGTTTCTTTTCTAGGAGGGGTAATTTTATCTCTAGGTATTTCATATATAGAACTTGGAGTTACTATCAAAAGCCTATCAAAATCTAAATCATCATTCATAGCACATTTATTGGACCCTAATTTATAATCTAAATAGTTTATTGGAGACCAGTATTTAATAGAATATCTCCCTCTGTTACCGATACCATCTATATTAGCTTCTCTCGGAGGCGCTGGTCTATATTCTTTATCTTTAAGT